ATCTATAGCCAGAAAGTTCTCAAATTCTTTAGACGTGCATCGGTAGCGGAAGCAATTACGAATACCGATTATGCTGGAGAGATTGAAAACTTTGGCGATACTGTGAATATCATTAAAGAGCCTACCATTACGGTAAACTCTTATACTCGTGGTAGCACAGTAAATACTGAAGCTCTTGCTGATGATCAGATTCAGCTTGTCGTAGACCAAGGCAACTACTTTGCCTTTAAGGTTGATGACATTGAAGAGCGTCATAGTCACTTGAACTTTGAATCATTAGCTACCTCTTCTGGTGCTTACACCTTGAAGAAGGCTTATGACTACAATGTTCTAAAAAATATTGCTGACAACGCAGCTACTCCTTCTGGAACGCTAGCAACGCAAAGTACATCTGCCAACACTGGTGACGAAGTTGCCGACTTGGTAGCACAAGCTGCTGCGGAGCTAGATAAGAATGATGTTCCTGAAGAGAATAGATGGTTAGTAGCAGCACCCGGATTTTATGAAGTATTGCGTAAAGCTGCTTCTAAAGTCATGGACATGTCTGTAACTGGTGGGCCTCAATCCCCATTGCTTAACGGCAAAGTTACAGAACAGAAGTTGCATGGATTTGATCTTTATCAGTCTAATGCAATTGGTGTTGGTACTACTGGTTCAGCAGCAACGCATGTTTTCAACGATTCCGCAACCTCTGGACACACTTTGATCCTCTTTGGTCATATGTCTGCAGTAGTAACTGCTTCTCATATTGCTAAGACGGAAGTCATTCGTGACCCTAGTAGTTTTGCTGACATTGTACGTGGTCTTCACGTATTTGGACGTAAAGTTATTCGTGGCTCTGGTACTGGCTACAAAGGTGTATTCAAAGGGTTGATGGATCTAGACAGTTAAAAGGAGGATTAAAAATGGCTACTTATGATCGTACTGTTACAGGCGGTGGTACTGCTGGGCATCCTTCTAATGCTGCTGTTCCTTACGTTGTAACATCTCCTGTGTGGGATACTGCCGATGGCGGTACTGGTGGGGATATCATTCAATTGATTGATGTACCTGCTGATACTATGATTGTTGCAGGATGCTTAGAAGTTCTAGAAGCATTTGGTAATGGTCAGGTTACTATGGATATTGGATTTACTGGCGGTGATGTAGACTGTTTTATTGACGGTACTGCTGCTGCTGCTGGTTTCTCTCCATTCCTAGAAGCTGCCGTAGGTGCATCTGGATCTAACTGTCGTATGTTAACAAGTGCTGACACTATTGATGCACTTCTTATTGATGGTGGTTCCAGTGGTGAAAGTGCAGGACGTTTCCGTATTCACGTTGTTATGGTTGACGTTTCTGTTAACCCTGTTGAATCGGCAACAGTCTCTACTGGCACGTAACGTTTATTACAGTTTTGTGGGGTTCTGCAAAAATCCCACACTTTCTTTGTATTGTATTGTTTTGACAGAAAGGACATATTATGTTTTTTTTAAAGCTACTTGATGATAATGAAGTTAAAGATTGTGCAAAAGGCATACGTAAAGCTAAATTTATAAATGGTTCAATCACACAACCCATTAAAGATTCTAAAAGTAACACAGAATCTATCGGTATACCTGAGAATGTACGTAGAATACTGACAAATAAATTTTATGATAATCACTACATTGATTCAGTTTATTGTCCCAACAGAGTTTCTGTAAATTTTTATAATAAATACGTTGAGGGTGATTTTTACGATATACACGTAGATTCTTTTAAAGCTAAACCTAAATCTAACAACATATATTTTGATTACGGTTTTAGTGTAAATTTATCGGATGATTATGAAGGTGGAGAATTTGTTTTACAGACACCTCTAGGAAACATAGAACGAAAGCTATCGAGTGGTGAAGCTGTTATATTTCCTATAATTTATCCACATGGTGTAAAAAGAATAATAAAAGGTGAAAGAGAAAATATTATTGGATGGTTATCCTCTAACGTAACATACGAACAATCTTTTCTTCTTCACACGATGTACGAGGTAAACTCTTACCTTATGGATCAAAACAAAGAAATATTTATTAAATCAACTTTAATACAAACGTACCTTAAAAAAGAATGGGGTAAGTAAGGAGTAAAGACGGATGGCTACATTAAGTTTGACTACACACTTTACAGTAGATATTCCTGATGATGATAGTCATACTATTACTGGTGGAAGCACTACTGCTACTGATTCAATAACAATTACACATTACTTTGATAAGCGTTATAGTATTACTAACTCAACGCTTACAGAAGTATGGAATGATGATCTTTTATCAGACTTTGATTTTTTGTGGATAGAAGCAGATCAGACTGTAGAGCTACAACTCGTTTGTAATGAAGGTGGAACACTATCAGGAAATAATATAGAAAACGGTTTCTGTGTTAAATTAATTGCTGGTGTACCTTTTGTTCTAGGCAGTGATGATAGTCGTAACATGGGTAATATGGCTGGTACGTTTAATGAGAGTAATCATCAAAGTGAAATAGATACGTGGGAAACAAATTGGTCTGCAGATACAATAGACCGAATAGAATGTTATAACTCATCAGGCAGTACAGCTAATGTACGTGTCTTTGTTGCAACTTAAAGGAGAATAATATGAGTGATAAAACAAAAACTGAAGCAGGATTTACAAGAGCATATCCATCTGAAAAATCTATTGCAGAAAGTGCAGATAAGTTTGGTTTTACTACTCCTAGATCAGCTTTACTTATGGGTATTAATTATCTTTTAGGAAAACTTGAAAATGATGAAGATATAGCAAGAGGAAGACGACATGCTAAAAAAGCTGCAAAAATATTAACTGATCTAGGTGTTAAAGGTGGTGTAACTCGAAAAGATATTAATAAACAAAAAAAAGAAAAGGCTTCAGGCGGTATGATTAAAAAAAATAAAATGCAAAAAGGCGGTATGGTAGGTGCTTCTGACATGTCTGCTAAAAAAATGGCTTCACCTGAAAAAAAGAAAAAGATGCCACAGTATTATATGGGTGGTGGTATGATTAAAAAAAATAAAATGTATGCGTATGGTGGTCGTGTAGCAAAGTATAAAGGATAACGTTTAATGGCAACATACTTGACCTTAACGAACAGAGTTTTAAATGAATTAAATGAAGTTGAGTTAACTTCTTCAAATTTTAGTTCATCGAGAGGTGTGCAATCTATGGTGAAGAATGTCGTTAACAAATCAATTAACGATATTTACAATTCTGAAGTAGAGTGGTCATTTTTGTATAAAGCTAAAGAACAAGTTTTGACAGCAGGTCAAAGAACGTATGGTTATCCATCTGATGCTCGTAAGGTAAACTTCAATAGTTTTGTATTAACACCAACTGATTTAATTACAAATGGTTCGTTTACAAATAATATTGGTGATTGGACAACAGTATCAGGATCTCCTTTTCACACTAAAGCTTCAGCAGATGGTGCTCTACGTCTAAATGCTGCTGAAGCTACTCAATCTATCAGTACAATAAACGGTAAAGACTATGTTGTTAGGACACGTACTTTTGGTGGAGATATAACTCTAAAGATAGGAACAAGTTCTGGTGGTACAGAAATATCTAGTACAACATTAACTGTTGACAATACTGGTGATGGAGAGTATAATATAACTACATTCACTGCAACGGCTACAACCATATACATAGGTTTTGCTAATTCAGCTTCCAGCAATTATGACGTAGGCAGTGTAGAAGTTACTGAGAATATTCAACCAGAACGTTTAACATATCTTTCTTATAATGAGTGGCTTGATAACCACAGTGAACGTGATCTTAGCACAACAAGTTCAGATCAGTTTGGTTTACCTCGATATGTTTATCGTACACAAGATAACAGTAATATAGGTTTTAGTCCTATACCAGAAAAAGGCACGTATTCTGTTTCTTATGATTATTTTATAACACATACAGATTTATCTGCGTACAACGATAGTCCTACATTACCTGACAGGTTTAATGACATCGTAGTTAACAGAGCTAAATACTATGCATATATGATGAGAGCAAATATGGCTTTCC